TCCATTGCATAACCGCCGACCGCAATATTGTAACTACCAGTCGGTGCAGTTGTGCCATCACCTTGCATTGCACTTCGTCCAACAGCTACGTTGTCACCGCCAGACGTTAAATATTCCATCGCACGACTTCCAAGTGCAGTATTGTCTGAAGCAGTCGTTACTTTAAGTGACTCAAAACCTACAGCAGTATTGTCATCAACACAGTCACCTTCTCCTAAAGCTTTATAGCCAAGTGCCACATTGCTGGCACCGTCAATAGTTGCACCTAAAGAATGTGACCCTACTGCTGTATTGCCATTACCACTCGTTGCAGCATCTAGTGCAGCGTAACCGACCGCTGTGCAATCATCTTGGTTTTGTGCGACACCTAAAGCGTCTCGTCCAATAGCAGTTATTCGGTGACCATCTACTAAAGCGTCAGCAGCGTTAGATCCCACAGCAGTTATATAACCACCATCACCACTACCATCACCTGTGTAAGCTTTTAAAGCGTGATGTCCTATAGCGACTATGTTCTCTGAACCAGTTGCATTTGTTAATGCTTCGTATCCAATAGCAACTATAGAATTTCCATCAGTGGCTTTGTCTAAAGCTAGACCACCTATGGCGATATTATAATTACCAGTAGGTGCTGTGCTGCCATCACCACTTAATGCTGCATTACCAATAGCAATACAATCAGTTTGACTGGTTCCATAAACACTTGCGTTTCTTCCAATGTAAACATTGTTTGAACCAGTTGCTGAATAACCCGCTTGATGTCCTAGTGCGGTATTGTATTGACCTGACGTAATAGCACCTAATGAATGATAACCCACACTGACATTTCCTAGTCCTGAAGTGAATCCATCTTGGGAGTAGTTTCCTATCGCAATATTGTAATCGCCAGTTCCTTTTATGAACGTAAGAGTTGTATTACTTACGTTAGTTGTGGCGGCAGCAGATATAGTAAATGAAGTAACTGCTGTTGAATCATTCACCGCTGTAACGTATGCGCCATTTGGAATGCCAGTTCCTTGAACAGCTTGTCCAACTATTATGTCTGTATTTGAATCACAAGTAACAGTTGTTGAACTGTTTAAATCACAAGTGGTGTTAGTAAAACTTCCAGTTGATAATGCAGCAACTCCGATTGCTATTGAATCATCAACATCACCTGCATAAGCACCAGCTTGTCTACCAATAAAAGTATTCGATGTTCCAATTGTGTTCTCACCAGCTTTCCAACCCAAACCTGTGTTGCTGGCTTGATCTACTAATTGGCTAAATGAACTCCTACCAATAGCGGTTAGGTAATTAGGATTTGTTGCGCGTGATCCTGCTGATACACCAATTCCTATTGCTTCATCTCCAGTAAAAGAAACTAATGCATTACGACCAACAGCAACATTTGAACTACCACAATCAGTGGCTAACGCAGACGTTCCGACAGCAGTGTTGTAATGTCCGTCAATAACAGCACCTAATGCCGCACTCCCCACAGCAACGTTTTGTGCCCCAGTGGTGCAAGCATCTAATGCGTTAGCACCGACAGCAGTTGCATCTGATCCTGTGAACACATTCAACGCTTTAGCACCAATAGCAGTATTTTCATTGACTGCTGCTGCACTTAATGCGGCGTAGCCAATCGCTGTATTACTTTGTGCGTCAACTGTAGATTCGTCTAAAGCGTATGCACCCACGGCAGTATTTTTGTCTCCCGTAGTAAGTGCTGTTGCTGCTGACTGTCCGATTGCAGTGTTACTAACTGCACCCGCTGCTGTAGTATCTAGTGCGTCTGTTCCAACTGCGGTGTTAGTTGTTGCACCACCAGCACCGTGTCCGATGTCTAGTGAACCAATTGTTACACCGCCACTGGATGAAATGCCCGTAGCAGTAATCAGACCAGCGGCAGAAATTGTAGCAACAGCAGCACCGTCATCTGGTGCAAAATTTAAATCTTGCGAGTTGTAATTCGGATTAATAGACCAAACATTATTAGTACCCGAAGTGTTCTCTAACCTAATTCGTGACTTATTATTGTCGCTGCCAGTTATTTGAACTGCATTATTAACCGAAACGATTCCCTCCGAGTCAATTGTCATCGCAGTATCTAGCGTCTCATCATTCTGCGACACCATAAACCGCAAGCTAGTGTCAGAATTGGCATCAGTTGCGTGCGCCCTAATTGCATCAATAGATGCGCCAACTTTATTTGTGTCAGCAGCAGGAACTTTGAACAACAAGCGAGTGCCGTCTCCAGCATCCATATTTGTGCCAACAGGATGATCGTTAACACCAAGAGTTAAAACGGTACTAGCACCAGTTCCCCCACCAGCAGTTTTTCTTAAAAGCGTAGTGTCACCAGTAGCAGAAATTTCCAAATGAGTAGTTTCAGTACCTCCTGCATTACCTATAAATTTAAATGTGCCGTTGGAAGCGTTGTTTCTACTAGAAAACTCAGCATTACCATTGTTACTGCGGATCTCTACATTCTGATTTGTGCCAGCAGAATCAGAAATTAAAATTTGTGGATCACCTGCACTAATCGTTAACGGTGCAGTAGGTGAAACACCAATACCAAGTTCAGCAGAACCAGTGCTTGAATCTTGTATTATGTATATACCATCAGCACCACCGTCAGATGGTTGCCACTGCATTATCTCGCCAGAACCGTCTGACTTGATGATGGGTTCGTTTTCTATTGTGGTGCCGGCACGACGAATGCCCCCGAAAGAAGATACTCTTGCACTCATTTTTAACCTATGAACTCAGTTACTGCTAAAGTAGTAGTTCCGCTTGCAGTTTTTGCATAAACATGCCCCACGAAATTGTCTATTGATAATATACCCCCATCTGGCTCAGTTGCCCCTCCAGCAGGTGCCAGGATAAAAGAGTAATAATCAGTAGCACCACCTGTAACAGGTGCTTTATTGAAACGAATAAATAATTTAGCTGTTCCAGTGTTTTGAAGAGATAAAGATCTTCTTTTACTATTCCTTGGTAGCACGTTTTGAGCACTTGTGCTGACCGAATAAACTGTATCTGCGCTTATTTCCGTTGATGCTTGTCTGACTGTTCCTGCCATTTTAGTTAGTCCTTGTTAATACGTTAAATTGTTGAGTTTGTTTTTGCTGTCTGTTCAGCTTGTCTAATTCGTGTTCCAAAGCTCGATCGGCTCGAGTTTCTTCGATTATTGCTAAATCAACTTTTTCATCTAATTGAAAAATATCTGCTGCCGCACCTGAAGATATGTAATCTTTAAATATGTAAGGTATTTCTATTACAGACCAATCAGCATGTGCGCCCGGGGTGTTACTTGTTGAAGCTGTAACGCATTCGTAAAGATCAAAAGACGCTCCACTTGCGGGGTGTTTTACAACATCTCCTATAGCATAATCAGACTTAGTAGAATCATGAGCGTCATGACTTAAATCAGGAACCCTTTGGCGATATTGCACCCAAACACGGTCGGGACCGTTAAGCACTTGAACTCCGTTGCGTGATAAACTGAAATTTAAATTATCTGATGAACCGATAATAAAAGGATTAGCGTTGTACACTGAAACAACATTACCGATTTTGTTAGTCTCCCAGGATTGTTCGTATGCTACATAAGCATCAAAAGGAGGAATTTCAGTCCAAAAACTTGTACTAGTTGGAACTACGTTTGTATTAGTTACTGTATGAGACTGATAGTATTTATCGGTTACATTATAATAAACCTGTGAACCCACAACATATGTTGTGTCAGATACCCAATCGTTAAAATTGTAACTGTTTTTTAACTCCCCATAATCCTCATGAATTACTTCAGCGGAATCGCTAGGTTCATTAGTAGTGTTTTTTAATGCAACTACATACCTCTTCGCATTTCCATCGTAAATTTGTGTACCAGCAGTTACTCCACTCGGAAATGAAGCGGCTGAATATTGCTGCCGATAGGTTCGTTTTTCTAAACGCACTAAATCGGGCCAATCACAATACTCCCAGATTTCTTTTAACCTACCATTAATAAAATTTTCTAAGTATTCAGCATCGTCGGTACTTATCTGGTCGTATGACCTTTGTGACCTTTGACAAGCAGACTTTAGTAAGTCGCTATATTTAATACTACGCATGCTTCCAACTAGCAGTTTCAGGGTTATCTTTTGTAAACTTTTTCAAGTTTTTAGGATCATCCCAGAAATGTTGGTCTTCTTGTTGCCATCTAAAAAACGTCCTAGCATCGATGACTGCCGCTAGGTCAAATTCACTACCGGGCTTGCGCTGGTAGTTACGGTATTTACGAGCAATTTTAGTTTGCCGATTTTTGTAACCGTTTTTTTCCTTATCTATATAATTATTTAAAAACCATCCCCCAGTGCGAAATTCGCGCTCGTACATTTCCCTCTCTCTACGAGTGGAACCACACTGGGGGATGATGATATTAGCCATTTATAATTTACCAGATATGACTAGAATTAAGCATCATCACCAGCGATGACTTTACCAAATCCGCGAGGATTTTTCATGCAAAGCGAATAGATTGCTTTCGTGTATCCACGACGACCACCACCTGCATCTTCAAGTTCAACAGAATGAACCGGATCCATGAATTGCAATTCAAGCAAGTCCATGTCTAGCAATAATCCAGCATCATCATCATAAGCATATGGAGATGCTGTGACGTTCAAAAATGTAGAAGGAACAATATTTAAGGTGCCAAAAGAGGTGTTAAATACTTTAACTTCCATATTGATTGTCTTAGATGACGCATTGTCATTAACAACGTAACGACTGTTAGTTGCAGATGGGTTTGTGCGTGTGAATTGATCAATATCGTCTACAATCTTCGGTGAGAAAACTCCCATGTAGGTTTTCTTCTCAGAACGAACTGTAAACATTGATTGTAACAATCCAGCAAGTTTAGCTTCAGTCAATGCACCTTCTTCATCGTAAGTTGCAGCAGATGCAGGAGATGCTGCAGCACCACCGTGATGAATCGAATCCGCAGGAGTGCGGTATTTTGGATCAACATCGGCTGGACCTTCAGAATCAATCCAATCAAACAATCCGCGAGTAGCGTAACTAGGACCACCTGTGTCTTTGTCTTGCGATCCACAAATCACTGCTTCGATATCTCGTTTAATCTCACGGACAGACTTAGCTTTTCCGTAAGCAAACTCACCAGAACCTTGTGTGCCGGCAGTTTCAGTTAAACTTTGAATATCAGTTACACCGAAAGTACGAGAACTAATGTGAATAGAGTTTGTTAATCGTCCGCGAGCAGCAGATTTATTATCAAAAGTACTTACATTAGGAGTAACAGATGTACCTGCACGACCGTAATCTTCACCTTCATCAACTGAAGCAACTACTGGATCGCTTAATTCGTCAACAAGAACCTCAACCTGAGTAGCTTTTGGTCCTGGACCCTTCTTAATAGCGGAAGTCACCGGAGTCGCTTCTGGTTCTAAAATTGTAAGAACATCGCGGAGGTCTTCCCTATTACCTTGTTTAGCACCCAAAACTTGGGTGGCTGGGCTATTTGCCGCAGCAGTATATGAATCAGCTAGTGCCATTTCTTTTTCCTATTTATTTATTTACTTGCGAACATTTTGGCTAATGCTTCAGTAGAACCAGATTCTTGAAAAGACGTACGAGCTTCATCGTATCTTGCAGCATTTCTATCTGCTACAGGTGCAGGTGCTTTTGCTGGACGAGTTGCAACTTTAGGTGGTGTTTTTGACTTCGCTTTAGGTTTCGTTTTTTTAGCCGAATCCATTTGTTGATAAGCGTTAACTCCCATTAAATAAAAAGCTACAGTAGCTTTCCAGTTAGGTAGTTCCCTAATCATTGGCGCATCGCGAAGAACCGACATTGCAGCTTGGTATTCAGCAGTAGATTTATCTTTCCACCACGGAAATGCTTTTTCAGCTACACTCGTTTGCTCTTTTTCGTCTTTTATAAACTCTTCCCTTGCAGGTAGATGTTCTTCTAAGTCTTCTTGAGCTTTGAGTTCTAACTCAGCAATTTGATCAGGACCGTAATCCCTCTCATTCCCATTTACTGTTACTGTCGTTCCATCACGGTGCCGTCTACACCATGCCCGAAGTTCTCTTGCTTTCCCTTTCGCTTCTTTAAGTTCTTTCAGAGTTCTGATATCTGCATGAGGATTGCTTGATGTTACTTGAGCTGGCTTTTCAGCTCGATCCCGATACTCTTCTAGTTCTGTTTGAGCAGTTTCTAACTGCTCTTCTAGATCCTTGGAGCGTTCTTCGGCATCTTTTGCCCTAGCAGTCAAACGACCTATACGCTTATCAATCTTCTTCTGAACGTCAGCAGAAAGTTCCTGCGAATCGTCCTCCAAATCGTCTTCTAAATCCTCATCCGAATCTTCTTCCGAATCTTCTTCTGTTTCTTCTTCAGACACCTCCTGCTCATCTACTTCTTCTTCCGATTCAGTATCATCAGCATCATTAACCTCAACTTCCACCTGTTCACTTTCAGCTTCAGTTTCGGTGACAACCTCAGTATTCCCCATTAGGGTTTGGGCAAGATCGTCTATCCCAATTGCCGCAGATTCATTTACCGATTCCGGTTGGGTGTCCGCTGCACCCGATTCTGTGTTTTTTGCCATGCTATTTACCTTGCAAGTAAGGTTATTGTTCCGATTGTATTTATTAACGGGATACAAAAGAAAAACCCGTGCAGAATTAACTACACGGGTTTAGGGGTTTGCAGCAAGGAGCACTAGTGAGGTCTAGTGCAATTAGGTAAGATCTAATATAATCTATACATCTTTAGACTTATAATCATTAATTGCTTGATCAATTCTTTTATTTAAATGATCCAGCGCATCAATTCCCCCAGCATCATGTGCCAGGATACCATGATGTTCTGATGTAGAAGGATTACTCATGTGTAAGATTAATTCCTCTCTCACACTTGTAATTAATTCCCGTACTTGATTAAATCTAGGATCCATCAAGATCATAGGTAAATCATCGTTCATGCACCCAACCTTCCGATTTGAGCGTTTTCAGCTTGATCAAGTTGGTGTTGATGCTGCTGTCTGCGTTTATCAATATTTTCCTTAAATTGCGGATCTTCCATGTAACGCTTTGCAGCAGCACTATTGTTAGACATAATTTCATCTAAAACCTGAAGTCTAAGACCATGAGCTTGACCCGGTTTAATGTCGTCATCCATGCCGGCAAATATTTTAGCAAATGAAGTTTTTTCCTCATCGATCTGCTGTTGATCAGCATTTTCTGCAGGTCGCATCAGTCTTTCACCCAAAACAGGATCTAGGTAACTGAACACAACACTCATTAACTCAGTTCGATCAACAACTCCATTAATATCAAATTCACCTACAACTACTTTAAGCAAATCAAGTTTCCCTCTAAGAAGTTCCATATCTGTGTTAGCAACTTGAAAATTCAGGATAATATCGTATTGCCCTTGGATTTCTTCCTTGCTCATAGACAACGCTTGAGCTTTATCGCTACCTACAACCCGCACCATAAACTCATCTGGTGCATATTGTTGGTATAACGCTAAGACCTGCTCAAACACCATCTTCCAACAGTTTAACCAACGAGACACCATGTTCTGTTGACGCATCATTGCATATGCTTTGTTTTCCTGTGAAACCGGTCTGCCAAAATAACGGTCAGCAGTTTCTCGAATAGAATCTTCTATTTCTTTACTTCCAAAATCCCAATTAGGTTGATCAGCAAATTGATAATCATCTGATCTAACTCGAGGGATCATTACACCCGGACCCCATTTCGTTGGTGGTCTTCCCGGTGGATGGAAAATTGGAGGAATTGTTGCAAGGTAAGATCGGTCTACTCGACCATCCCACTCTTGTTTGATTTGACGTTGCCAAGTGTAACATATTTCTCCATATCCTCGACTGTCGTCCATGCGCCTACTTAAATATTCCCTTCGGAATAATATAAAAGGATACATGCCGCCATTTGCATAATCTAATAATTCGTAAGTAGCGCAAATATCTTTACCACTACCATCCGTTTGAGCATGTGGGCTAAACACTGTGTACCAGAT